TAATATGTATGTATCTACACCTTCAGTACCTATGAGTGTTCCATCATTTACACCAGTACCAGAAGTATTATTTGTAAAATGAATCCAAGGAGAAAGTCCTGCTCCATTAATTTCTAACACTCTATTTGCAGCACCTATATTATCTACTGAGGTTGTTCCTAATCCCATGTTACCTGCTGAATCAATTACAACATGATTAGTGTTTGCCGTTTTGATTTTTACTTGGTCATTCGTACTTAGGTCAATACCGCTATCATTATCGCCAGTTTGATTGACTATTTCATCTACTTCTATTTTGCTCATACTATCACCCACGTTCCACTAACTGTAACTGTTGCACTAGTTCCTATAGTTACCACCCCTGCACTGATGGCATTATTGGTAGAATCTATTGTGAGTGAGTTGCTTATAGTTTGTTCGTGCTGTCTAACAATGGCTTCGTAACTTGTGGTTTCGCCTATCTTTCCTAAATCAGATTCTGACATTATGTTATCTCCAAAATACTCATTGTTACAGAAACCTTATCAGCTACTGAACAATCGACCTGAATTTTATCTGTAGTTTCAATAACAATTTTACCCCCTGCTAAGATATTCTTACTCTGCCCTACAGCAATAGGAACATCTTTAGCTAAGAAGGTTGTTGTGTTTGTGGCTGTCCGACCACCCCCAGATGTATCCGAAACAAGCTTTACACTCGCTGTAACTTGTGCTGTGTGAACATTAGCAACCATCAGCCCTATCACGATTGTGGTTGTACTTGAAGGGGTAGTATATAAATCCTCTGGTGTTCCGCTTGAAGCAGGCATGACATCGTGACTAACGACCTTGAATGTGTTTGCCATATTTTTTTCTCCTTTATCCTAAAGCAATCGCCAAAGGAAGTGCGTTTGGGTCTGCTTCTGTTATTGCAACTCCACTTGGTAATGTAACTGCGTTTGTTGATGTGTTCACACTAAAAAGCGTTAAATTATCTGAACCATCATTTATTTTTAGAGTAAGAGTGTTTGTGCCTGTTGTATCAACCCATATTGTACCTGCTACCGCTGAACTTGGTGCTGAAGTTCCGCTATGTGCTGAGTTTATAGCTGACAAAATATTATTCAATTCCGTTCTAAAAGAACTAAAACCTTGATTTGCTAAACTTACATCTGAAACCTGTGCCATGATTTTTTATACCTTTTTCCTGTTAACTTTGCAACCCATATCCTTTTGCGATGTAATCAAAAGTCCTATCAACTGCACCTCCACTAGAGTTTGCAAACGCTATTGTGAACCCACTAACTGTCTTGGAACTTATTGTAAAAACATCACCAGTAGCCATATTTTGTGCGGAAACGCCAATAGCAGGGACTGCATAAAAAGGATTAGTATACGTTATTGCTTTGCTTCCGCTTGATGTTGCCAAATTACTCTCCGCAAACGTTCTTTCTTCCATATTTAACTTTAAATCAATTTGCTTAACATTACTAGATGTTTGGGAGTCGTCATTGGTTAACTTTAAACGAAACTTTGCAAACTTAAATTTGAATGTTGCCGACTGTGTTATATCTTGAAAGCTTGTACAATCCGCTAAAGCTGTTGTTGAAGTCGCTATCTGTACTCTATGAAAAGCGTGTATTTGTTCTGTTCCGTCAAAAGGTGCTTTTGCTTCATCGAATAATAAAGACCCTCGACCACTATCAAATAAATCATAAGGGTTTTCTGCATCTAGGGTTATTGATGGTTCTACGTTTCCATCATAAATTTGAGTTAATGAAAGAGAATTACTAAAATTGTAAAAACCTTTTGCATCTCTATTTACAGTATTAAAGTTTGGGTTTGACGTTGTATCTGTTCCCCCTAATTCAAAATCGCCCTCTACACTATCAAAGTTTCCTACTGTATCGTCAAAATTAGTTACTGTATCTAAAGCTAAAACTGTATCACCAGAAGCATCTATTTTTACAGCTAAAGGAAAAGAAGTGTCCATCTGGTCTAAAGCCGTGAAAATATTGGGTGTTTCTGTAAATGTTGAAACAGTTTGATAAGCCTGTATAGCTGAAATATTAGTCGTGACGATTGTGGCTTCTGCGGATGTATTGCCGTTTTTATCTACTGCTTTTATAAGATATGAACCGACTCTAGCAGGTACTATAGCATTATCGCATTTTCTTCTAGGGCATCTAACAAGATTTGTAGAGTTTAGCCAATTAGCACCAGTTGTAACATTTTGATAGCGTATTTCATAAAAGGATATATCTAAATCACTATTAGCGGAAGGTGGAGTCCATGTAAGCTTTAGATGGTCTTGACCATGCAACTCAACCCCAAAGTCTTCTACATTACTGGGCGGTTCAACACCCCCTACTATCGCCCTAGTTGTTGAGATAAACGTACTCTTAGAGCCTATGGTATTTAATGCCCTAACTCTAACTTGATACGTTGCACCATCTATTACGTTAAGGTGTTGATATTCTAGTATCTTTCCGACTGCTATTTCTCTAAACGAATCACTAACAGCGTTTCCATCTGGGTCTAATGTTTGTTTTATTTGCACCTCGTAATTATCAACAAAAAGGTCTGTTGATGCTCCAATAGTAATTAACATTCTAGTGATAACTATACCATCCGCATACTCTACTAATTCATCTCCTAATGTAATACTTGCAGGAGGTTGAACTGAAAAAGGATTAGGAAGCGTTGTATCTGGTATTGTTGCCACTTCTTGTTGTGTACCGAATGTATAGAAACTATCTTGATGCTCTGAACACTTTAAACTTACTGTGTGGTCTGTGTTTATTGACATTCCCTGTACTCTAAAAGGTTTTGCTGAGAAAGCAGGGGTGGCATGGGTGACGTTTACTATATCCCCTATGGCTAGGTCTAAGCCTGTGGCATCCGCTTTTAGTGATATATCAAGGCTAGTTCGTGAACGTCTTAATATTATTTCTGCCATTTCTTGTGCTTGGTATGGACTTGTAAACATAGAAAAGTCAAATCTGCCCTCTAGCAAAAGACCCCCATCAGCGGTTTTCATGGTTGCGTGTTGGTCTGCTGACGCTAATCCTGTTTCGTCTACTGGTGGAAACTGTGCTGTGTCTGACTGATAATTCTTGCTTGGGTTTATAAAGTTCACAATAACCCTGTTATATCGTGAGTTCTTGTTTTTACTCTGAACTGTAATACCGCCTATTATATTATCTTCTGTGAGCGTTATAGACGCTGACCCTGTGCTTTCGACCAATATATTATATTTACCACCAGAAAAGTTTAGAAACGACCTAGACCCCCTAACAAAGTTTTTTACATTATTTATAGCTTTTACTGACGTATCAACTACCGCATGGCTATCCATTAAGTCTATCTGGCTTGCACCGCTAAAAGGGGTTATATTTGTATCACAGACATCTGTGGCGGTCTGCCAATCAGCAAAGTTAGAATCGAAATAGCTGTTTGTTATCCCCATTCCAAACCTATCGTTTCTGAGATAGTCTAATAGCTGTAATATTGGATTGTCGGAATATTCCCATGTTGAACTTGTGTCTGCTCTATGGCTACCACTACCACCTGTAACTGTTCCATCAAGGTTAGGATTATAGACTTTACGACCTTTTATAATTGCTTGAACTTTAGGCAATGAACCAAACTTATCTGCGTTCCATTCAAATCTTAGAGCCAAATACGCTAACCCTCGCAATCTGTGGTTTGATGTCCATGAAGTAAGTGTAGACAATAGGGTTGATGCTGATTGTGAGTCTGTTCCTAAATGTGCTTCTACTGTGATTAAACTAGCATCTGCAAAGAAGTTTGAATCGGAACTACCTACTGTTCTTTGTGTGCCATCGGTCAATGCACCGCTAAGAGTTACTTGGTTTTCGTTTACAAATAAGGTTTCTACGCTGTTTATTTCCCCTTCACTAAGAACCAAAGCCATATAAAGATACTGATTGTCTGTACCAGATGTTTCTAAGAATACGACATTACCACCGACTTTCCTTGTGCCATATACGACTGGTATTGATGCGTTTGCCCTAAATTTATTAACTAATATTCCTTGTGCTTGTTGTTCTGCAAAGTCATCACCGAACTCTGGTATATCTGGTTGCGGTATTAGCCAACCTACAACGTCCTCAACTACGTCTACGACAACATCAACTACATCACCGATAAAATCGCCAACGTCTTCAATAAAATCGCCAATAAAATCACACATTTATAGCAATCTCCAATTACTACCCATGTTTTCAAATCCTAACTTTTCAAATACAGGGTCTATATGCAATCCAGACGTTACAGAAAGCACTATCGGCAACCCTTCCGATACGTTTTTTACCGAATCGATAATTGTTTTTACTAATTTAAAATTTCGATATTTTTGTTTTATATAAAGAACATGAATATTCATTAGTTGGTCTTTACTGAACCAATATTCTGATTTGTGAAACATACACAACCCCATGAGTTCCTTTGTGTCTAAATCTTTTGCTAGTATTATCTTACCTTTTTTTAATATTGCATTGATACAATTTGTTATTTTATCTTTGTCTACGTCTGGTAATCTGGCATCTTTCAAATCAAATTCTTTGAACTCAATTAGCAAATCATAGACATTTTGAACGTCTTTCTTTTCTGCTTGGTACAAATGAACACTGCTCATACTCGACCCCATTTAATGTCACTTACAGTTAAAGCGGAAAATTCCATTCCTTTGTCACTACTAAAAAATCTTTTTTGTGAAGTGTCTGACGTTGTTCGCCCACTTTGTTTTGAAAAATTACCCCAATGTGATGTAACTGTGAGATTTATACTCGCTGATTTTGTCGTATCCGTAATCTTATATTCATCTATTGTTCCATAAAACAAAAGAAATGGGTCTGCTATGAGTGCAAGGTTTGCATCTAAAAACCCTCTGTATATGAATACGTTATCGTTAATTATGTTTTCGTTTAGTGCTATTGATATATAGGTTTGGTCTACACCAGAAAGATTAACAACAAGACTATTTTTTGAAGGTGCGTTAGTTTCGCTAATCCCTGTTATACCTCTAAAATGTCCGTTTGATGCGTATGTTCTTGATGTTCCAGAAACGCTTGATGCAATGTCAAAACTAGCATTTGTTAGATATACTGGCGTTCCAAAACCTAACTCTATTAATAAAACTGGTTCTATATTTCCTGTGGCTAGTTCTGTTTTTACTGCACTTGTTAGACCTCTAGCCATTTACAAACTCTCTATTACATCAAACTCATAATTAAATAATAAGTTTCCATCCTTGTCATTCTGACCTGTTGCGAACTCTTGAACGTCACTCGTTAGATGAACTGTAAAAGGTACTGAATCATAAGTCACCGCACTATCATTGGCTAGAGCTTCTCTTAAAGGCGGTTCTATTGTGACTGTTGAAGCATTACTGGATGACGTTGCATCTTCGACAACCATATAAACCTTATCATGTGCAAACTTTATGAAATCACCTGCTTTTAATCGCCCTGCTCCATCAGCACCGAACCCATCTATAGCTATTGTGGTATCAGCAACCGCATGAACACCATTTACTAATAAAGTGCCTGTTTCGTTGCCCTGTGCGTTTAGATAGCTTGAAAAGGTAACTGTAAAATTATCTTTTCTGTTTCTTTGCTTCATTATAAACGCCATCACAGGTGCAAAGTCTGCTCTAGTCATGGGAGGATACGCAAGCGTAAAACTAAAGCGTTGACCCTGCACTTGTCTTCTAAATGTCTTTCCGCTATCGGTTTCGCTAAACAATGTCTTTTGATTGCTCTTGATATTGATAGCTGTAAAATCTGTTTTTGGTAAAGCTCCACTCATACGACCGCCATCTTACCCTTTTCATTCATAGCACTATTAATAAGGTTTACTATAACACCCCTGCTATTTACTAATAATTCGTTGAACCCTCTAGCGTCTACTGTATTAATATTGAAATTTACTGTGACTTGTTTCCCCATGCCTAGTTTGTCGTTTGGTACTATTGTACCTGCTTGGTCTGGCACAAAGAGTTCTGCACCTTTTTCACCTACTATGCTTGGTTGTCCTACTGGCGGTCTACCACCTTTTTCAAACCCTCTTATCTTATTTATTAGACCTGCTCCAAAGGCTAACGCACCGCCTACAACCGCAACATTGAATGGGAATGGTATAGACGCAAAAGTTTTCATTGCTCCCTCATACATACTTATCATGGCTTTCTTGATAGAACTTGCTTTAAACATAGCAAGCGACCCATCTAAAGCATTTTGTATTGCTTTTCCTATAAGCATATCGACCATTGACCGAATAACAAAAGTTCCCAAGTCAGCGAAACTTAGCTTACCTGTCATTACAAAATCGGTGAGTGATGATTTTAGTCTGTCAAACGATTCAGCACCTATGTCACGCATTTGTCCAAACATTGCCTTTTGTGAATCCGCAACCTCTTTGAAACCCTTAGAAAAGTTTGAGAAAAGACCTGTATCTTGAAAGTCTAAAGCGTCTAAAACCGCTTGTTTAGCACCTTCCATTGCATCCGCTAGCTCCATTATCTGTTTCTTTTCTTTTGCAAGTGCTGTTGAACGTGCTTTAGATGCCTTATCTGTTTCATTAGATGCTTGTGCAGATTCTTCTCTTAATTTTTTATTCGCTAGCATAGTAGAGTCGATAGTTTCAATTATTTTTAAAAATCCCTCTACTGTACTTCCTGCTTTTACTGTATTTTCATCAATTACTAAACCCACCTCTTTGAAGGCTATTTTTCCTCTGCTTGCCATAACTTCCATAACGTCCGCACCTTCTTCAAAAGGCGAACTCAATTCCCCTGCTGTTTCCTTTAATTCTTCTAAAGCCTTTTCTGCTTTCCTTGCTTGAATTGTCAAAGCAGGTATAAGAGCAAACATACCCATAGATGTAGGTGATTTCGCAACATCTAAAGTGGTTTTAATTAAGTCTTGTATCAACTGTATTTGAGAAGCAATCACAGCAACACCAATTTTTCCTTTCTTGCCAAGCATTAAAAAGCCTAGTAACCCTATTTGTGGAATAGGTGATGGTAACGATGTTACTGTATTTGTAAGGTTTGTAATTGATTCACCAATAAATTTGAATGTTGGTCTAAACCCATCAATTACTTTTGCTCCGAATAGAAGCGTTTTGACTGTTGCACCTACTACCGCTTCCCCAATAGCTTCGGCTGACCTTTCAATACTTCCAAAGTTTTTTTCTAAGGCATCGTTTAATGTTTGTGCTGACGCTTTAAGAAATTCAAACGGACTCGCATCCATTACCGCCATTTTGAATAAATTAAACTTATCACCTATCATGGAAAGAGTGCCATCAAATGTCTGTGCCATCGTTTCACTAGCACCTACAACTGATAACGTACCTTCATCAAAGGCTTTCATTATATGTTTTCTGGATTCTTCAGCACTAATAGCCACCCCTGCTTCAAAACCTAGTAAGGCTCTAACACCTCTTTCCCTAAAAAGGTCTGCGGAATTTATACCGCCAGAAAATGTTCTTTGTATTTGTTCCGCTGTAGTCTGGAAATCAAGACCAGAAGCACTTGCAATGTCACCTGTTATTTTTAATAACCTGTTTAGTTCTTCAGCATCTTTAGAAACAACAGCTAGGTTTGCTGACCCTCTTTGTATTTCTTCTAGGCTGAAAGGAACTTGGCTTGCAAATTTTATAAGACCTTTAAAAGCCTTTTCCCCTTCGCTTGCTTCAGCAAATAGGAACTTGAACCTTACCTGTAGTCTTTCGACTTCTCGCCCTGTGTCTATAAAACTTTTTGCAACTAAACCTGCACCTAATCCTATAAGGGCATTTTGTAAGTTGAAGACCGAATTTTTTAGATTGTTAAGACCAACTGTAGCTGACCGCATAGCCTGTCTGGTCTTGTCCTTCGCTATGATGTCTATATTTACTTGTTTTGTTGCCACTATTTACTTGCCTTTGCTAGTCGTTGTTCTCGTTCTCTTTCTTCATGTTGGATTTGAAAGTAAGCAATCCACATATTAAATTCGTTAACTGACATTTGCAAGATTTCGGAAACTGTCTTGTGTAGCTTTTCGGCTAAACCAAAGATATTATGTAATTCAGCATCATTCTTTAGTTTTTTTTATAATCCTCAATATCTTCATTTCCTGTTCCCATTATCTTTGTGGCAACGTCTGCAATTACATTTGTGTCAGCTTTAGTCTTGAAGGCTAGAATGTGCTTGG